GTAGATTTATTATTAGCAGGTGTTGAAGTAGTGAAAGCGCCTCAAGGATCTTCGATCTTGGATCAATTACAGGATCACTTAGAAGAGTTTTGTTCTAACAGAACAGCTAAATCTACAACGAAGGAAGATATTTTACGTGGTAATGTTTGGACGAGTGAAGGAAAACATTATTTTATATTTAGTAAATTTTTTCATGGATACTTACAGAGAAAAAAATGGGGAGAGAAAGCACAACCTACTCAACAAATGTTAAAAGAACACTGTGATTGTAAAGATGATAGACTAACCATAGGTAAAAAAAGACCTAGTGTTATGATAGTAGATGCATTTGAAAGACCTGAAAATAATTACACACAGAAAAAATTAAAAGAGGATGATCCGTTTTGATTAGAGACCAATTATATTTATTTGAAGAGCATAATCCATTTAATACTATAATAAAAAATGTGGATTATGTAGATTTACATAATTTACCATATGATCCCCAAAGAAAAAAATATAGTCCTACTGATCTACAGTATAATGCTTTACCCAAAGGTAAATATTTTTTGTTTAAAAAAGGAGGTCAAAATTTTTCTTATAAAGAAAAAGGATCGATTTTTCCTTACGTTAAAAATAACGACACAGGAACTGTATTAAAATGTATGCCTTCTAAAACAGATTTATATCCTAAAGTTTCTTTAAAAACAGTAAACGATGGCCCGATATTTGCTAGAATTCATAGATTAATTGGATTAGCTTTTCTTCCTAATCCTAATTTAAAAGATGAAAGTAAAGATTGGGTGGTCGCTCATAAGGATGATGATGTATTCAACTATCATATTGACAATTTAATGTGGTTAACACAGAAACAAAATCAACAAATGGTGGGTAACCGTCAAGCAAAATCTGAAGTATGGAAAAAATCTTTACAAAAATTGAAAGAGTTTAATGATAATTGATTTAACTTTACTGGTTGTTTTAACCGCTGCATGGATATTAATAACACTATGAAAACAATAGTATTAGGCCCTCCAGGAACTGGAAAAACTCACACACTTTTAAATAAAGTAGATGATTATTTAAAAGAAACTGATCCAGATAAGGTAGGTTATTTTGCATTTACTAAGAAAGCAGCTAATGAAGCGAAAGACAGAGCTATGGATAAATTTAATTTATCTGAAGATGACCTTCCATATTTTAGAACTTTACATTCATTGGCATTTAAAAGACTTGGTATTAATAAAGAAAATGTTATGCAACGTAGACATTACGAAGACTTAGGTAAAAAAATAAATTTACCATTAGACTATAATGATTATGATGAAGAAGAAACAGGATTGTTTACCACTAAAAGTGATTATCTTAGAATTATTAATCTAGCTAAACTTAGAAACATTACAGTAGACCAGCAATTTAATCTTGGAGAGCACAACCAAGATGTAGAATATGATAAACTAACTATCATTGCTAATGAATTAGATAGGTATAAAAAAGAATATGGTCTAATAGATTTTAATGACATGATCTTAGACTTTGTTAAGTCAGACAAATCTCCTAAATTTGATGTGGTATTTATTGATGAGGCTCAAGACCTGTCTCGTATGCAATGGGATATGGTTAATCATTTTAATACGCAGGATTCTTTTATAGCTGGTGATGATGACCAGGCTATATTTAGATGGGCTGGAGCAGATGTAGATAGATTTATTACGCAGACAGGAAAGATGTTACATTTAACTCAATCAATGCGTATACCAAGAAGTGTTCACGACTTTGCTATGAAAATTATAGAACGAGTCTCTAATAGAATACATAAAGAATGGAAACCAAAAACTGTTGAAGGATCTGTAAATATGTATGAATCCTTTGAAGATGTTGATTTAAGAACCGGTGAGTGGATGGTTTTAACAAGAACTAGGCACATGCTGGATGCAATAGAGGAGACTTTAAAGACCAGGGGTTTATATTTTGAAAATAAATTTAAAAAATCTTTTGAAAAAGATATTCAAGAAGCAGCTATTGATTGGCATAATTTATTAAAAGGACACCTATTAAGCTATAGACAATTAGAAAGTATTGCTAAGTATATGGGTCCAAGTCATTGGCATAAGAAAAAAATGAAAGGAATGGTTAAAGAATCTTATTATGGAATTGATCAATTAATTAAAGACTATGGTCTTCAAGTAAAGACAGATTGGTTTGAAGCATTTGATGACTGTTCAAACGATAGAAAAGAGTATATAAGAGCTATGAGAAGAAATGGAGAAAGTTTGAAAGAAAATCCTCGTATACATTTATCAACTATACACAGTGTAAAAGGTGGTGAAAAACAAAACGTAGTTTTACTTACAGACCTTACACACAATACAAACAAAGCTTACGAAAAAAATCCGGACGATGAGAACAGATTATTTTATGTAGGTGCAACCAGAGCAAAAGAAAATTTACATGTTATCCAACCCAAGGATGATTATAAAAGTTTTCAGTTAGGAAATCTATGAGTGTTTGGGATAAACAACACGGCGGGAGTCACTATCAAAATTTTAAAATCCAACCTAGCAAGTTTGTAGTAGAGAATGAATTGCTTTTTCCGGAAGGATGCGCTATAAAATATATATGTCGTCACAGACTGAAAGGAAAGAAGGAAGATATATTAAAAGCTATACACTTTTTAGAAATGATACTTGAAAGAGATTATAAAGAAATAGAAGAACCAAAAGAAAATAAACCAGAAGACAAACCTAACACATGGGGAATAATTAAATGATACAAAAACCTTTATTTGCACCACAAGTAGAGTGGACACCACCACAAGAATTTCCAGATTTATCTAAGTATGAAGAGATAGCAATTGATTTAGAAACAAAAGATCCGGAACTAATTAAAATGGGATCAGGTTCAGTAACTGGTAGAGGAGAAGTGGTTGGTATAGCTGTAGCTGTACATGATTGGTCTGGTTATTATCCAATAGCTCACGAAGGTGGTGGCAACATGGATAAGAAAAAAGTTTTAAAATGGTTTCAAGGAGTCCTTGACACCGACGCTACAAAAATATTTCATAACGCCATGTATGACGTGTGCTTTATACGCGCGACAGGTTTAAGTATTAACGGTAAAATAGTTGACACGATGATTGCATCGGCCGTGGTTGATGAAAATCAAATGCGTTATGACCTAAACAACTGTGCTAAACGATACACTGGAAAAACAAAAAGTGAAACAAATTTATATGAAGCAGCAAAGAGTTGGGGGGTTGACGCTAAAGCAGAAATGTATAAACTACCTGCCATTTATGTTGGCGAGTATGCAGAAAAAGATGCTGAAATAACTTTAGCTCTTTGGCAAGAACTTAAGAAAGAAATTTTACACCAAGATATACAATCTATTTTTGATTTAGAGACCGAACTATTTCCCTGCCTCGTCGATATGAGATTTTTAGGAGTGCGTGTAGACGTTCAAGGTGCTCATAAATTAAAGCAACAGTTAGTTGAACAAGAAAAAGAATTCCTACACAAAGTAAAAAAAGAAACACAAGTAGACGTTCAAATATGGGCTGCACGTTCCATTGAGCAAGTTTTTCAAAAACTCTCCCTACCATATGACCGAACCGATAAAACAAATTCTCCATCTTTTACTAAAAACTTTTTGCAGAATCACCCCCACCCAACAGTGAAACTAATTGCCCAGGCTCGTGAAATAAACAAGGCCCATACCACCTTCATTGATACCATATTAAAACATAATCATAAAGGACGAATTCATGCTGAAATTAATCAGCTTAGATCAGATAATGGCGGAACTGTGACAGGCAGATTCAGCTACTCAAACCCAAATTTACAGCAAATACCAGCTAGAAACAAGGAACTTGGACCACGGATTAGGTCGTTATTTATACCTGAGGAGGGCCATACATGGGGTTGTTTTGACTATTCTCAGCAAGAGCCTAGGTTGGTAGTGCATTATGCTGCTTTACAGAATCTCTATGGAGTGGACGAAGTATTGGAAGCCTACCGAGAGGGGGATGCCGACTTTCATACGATTGTCGCTGACATGGCAGAGATACCTAGATCACAGGCCAAGACTATAAATCTTGGTCTGTTCTATGGTATGGGTAAAAATAAATTACAAGCAGAACTCGGTGTGTCTAAAGATAAAGCGGAAGATCTATTTAGACAGTATCATGACAAAGTGCCATTTGTTAAAAAACTTATGGACAATGTAATGAGCAGAGCACAGAACGCTGGTAAGATTAGAACGTTACTTGGAAGACTGTGCAGGTTTCATCTATGGGAACCAAATCAATTTGGTATTCATAAGGCATTGCCTCACGATGCAGCGCTCTTGGAACACGGACCAGGGATTAAACGTGCTTATACATACAAAGCATTAAACAGATTAATACAGGGCTCGGCAGCGGACATGACAAAGAAAGCTATGATTGAATTACATAAAGAAAAAATTATTCCACATATACAAGTTCACGATGAACTAGATGTCTCAGTTAATAATAATTCAGATAAAATAAAAGAGATTATGGAACATGCAGTTTCACTTGAAGTTCCTAATAAAGTAGACTATGAATCTGGACCCAATTGGGGTACAATAAAATAGAGGAGGAAACTATGATAAAAAAATACATAGATAAAGTAATGGTTTGGCAATTACATAACAGAAGAGAAATCATTTGTTTTGTAGCTGGATTAATTATTGGCTCAATCATATTATAATGTCTCATGGCATATTTGAATGCAAACATTCCTGTGACGTATGCACAGATCAGGAGAGAGTATCTCTATGATCTTAAAGATCATCATGGCGAAGTTGAAGATTGTATTATCTTCGGTTTGGCTTCGATTACTGGTCGCCCGATTTTGTTCCACGCAATTATGGAAAACGGTGCAGTCTTCTACCGCCTACCAATCTCTGCATTTATACAAAGAGGATTTAAAGCAAAAGAAGTTCCTCAACGTAGACTTGATGAATTGGAGTTATGGAATTGTTTTAGTTATTATCCTGCTATCACTACTTACGATATCTTAGAAGGCCAAGCCGGTAGATACTTTGGTAAAGATAAAAAAATACATCCAGGAAAATATTTATTTACTGTTGACTGGGGACACCCAGAGAGTAATATAGTAGATACTGATCATTCAGAAATTCCGCACGAACATAAGTGCGCACACATACTTGCGTTAGACGACGGCAACTATGCGGCACAGCCAAACAATCGTATACTCTGGGACATACCATCATTTACAGTTAAGAATGAAACTCCTGACTGGAAAGTGCAAACAAGTGATTGGAATGTAGAGAATACAGGTAAGTGGAAAACAGAAGATACTGATAAGTTCTTCTATAATATTGAGGAAAAAAAAGATGAATCTAGTTGATTTACTTAAAAAAAATATTGTTATGGTGCCTATTGTGGCATCATTAGTAGTTGGAACGTTTACTGGTGTTCGTTACATTGTTAATCTTACTGATACTATTGATTCCAATGAACAAAGACTTACAAATATAGAAAGAGATTTAACTCAATTAACAAAAAATATTAATGATATAAATACAAGATTATCATCTGCTGAAGCTACATGGCAGATGGCAGAAAATTTATACAGACAATTAGCAGATCAAGTTAGAGAACATGACTATGATATTAAAGATTTAAATAGGTAGTTATGTATGGAGGATGCCAGGATGAATTATTACTTTACAGGTGTGTTAATTATATTAATGACGTTACTAGCGTTCTGTACAACTCCAGCGTATCCAAGAAATGAGTATCTCAATGACGGTACTAATACTTGTAGTACTGGTTCTTTTGACATATCGGTCGAACAAAGAGATTCGGAAAATAGGTATAGACACAATAATCCTGATAATAATTATAATAGTCCTAGTGATGATCAATCGATAAGATTTACTTGGAGAAAATATTTAGGTTCTGCCTGCACAGAAGAGTTTAGAAAAGTTCAAACAGAAAATGTACAGTTAAAACAACAGTTAGAACTCATGAAAATGTGTGGAAAAGTCAACAATAATCCCACTATTCAACGTAACGAAAACTTCAAATTGCTAGTTTCTAAATGTTCTGGTATAATTATTCCGGAAAATAAAAAGCCCGAAGGCAGTCATTGGGATGATCTAAAAGATAATTATAAAAAAGAAAATCCCGATATAAAACTGATGGGTGATAAATTTATTGGACCAAAAGAAAATGGAGAAAACTAATGGATAAATCAATTAAAGGAAGAAGTAGAATTCTTAGATCAACTGGTGGAGATGTTATAAAAACAAGAGACATCGATGGAGATGGAATGAAATCTGGTTGGGAAAAAGGTAGAGCTGAAGGAATGGCTAAAGCAATGGGAAAACGTTTTGAAGCTAAAAAAGGCGGGAAGGCTACTCATAAAACTAAAGATGGACGAACGGCTAAGAAAGGCCTTTGGTACAACATTCATCAAAAAAGAAAAAGAGGCGGCAAACCTAGAAAGCCTGGATCAAAAGGCGCACCAACTGCAGCAGCTTTTAAAAGAAGTCAAAAGACGAGTAAAAAATAATGCCGGGCGCAGCATTACGAGGATTGGGTAGAGCTTACATGGCTAGCGGTGGTAAGACACCAGCATGGCAACGTAAGGAAGGTAAATCTGAATCAGGTGGTTTAAATAAAAAAGGTGTTGCATCTTACAGAGCAGCCAACCCAGGATCTAAACTTAAAACAGCTGTAACAACTAAACCATCTAAATTAAAAAAAGGATCTAAAGCTGCCAAAAGACGTAAGTCATTCTGCGCGAGGATGAAAGGAATGCGTAAAAGACAAAAAGCTAGTAACAACACAGGTCAAGATAGATTGTCTAAATCATTAAGAAAGTGGAATTGTTAAATGATGGAAAAAATTTTAACTATGTTGGTTGGACTCTTAATTGCATTAGGAGGATGGTCGCTATCTAGAACATTTGAACTCTCTACAAGTCAAGCTGTGTTGGAAGACAAAGTTGAAAGACTAGAGTTTGAAATAAGAACAATGGATGATAAGATGGACGAAATGTTTGACATGGATGAAGAGATCATGGACCAACATAAAAAACTTTTTGAACAATTGGGACAAGGCAACACAGGATATAATTATAACTAATGGCACTTAAAATTTCAGAAGAAGCCGCTGTGCAAATGCCGATGAAGACGGTAGCCTCGTTGATCTGTATGGTCGCGATTGGAACCTGGGCATACTTCGGCATCATTGAGACGCAAAACAAAATTCAAACTACAGTAGAGTTAATGCAAAAAGATTTAGTAGAGAATACAGATTTTAGAATCAAATGGCCGCGTGGCCAACTTGGGTCGCTTCCCGCAGATAGCGAGCAATTTATGATGATTGAAGATTTATATAAGACCACTGATAAGTTAAACACACATATAGAATCAATGGC